ATTTTAAATGCGAATGTACAGATGTCAGATCCTATCAAAATGGGCCGTTTCGGCTATTAAAGATATTATTCTGATTCTGTATTAAGTAAGCCTTATTTTTTTATCCCTTTGGAGGGCTCTATGAAAAAGACTATTTTAGAAGATAGTAACACTCGTCGCTTTTTTGACAAATGGACCAAGAAGGAGTCTAATGAATTTACAAAAGACCTCTTTCTTCACTTCACTGGTAATTGCGAAGAATCAATCAGAGCGCAGCTTAGTGCTGCAGTTCTCTCTGGAGATCTCGCGTCTATTAGTGATATTAGCGTCTCTTATCATGATGATGCTGTGCTTTCTGAACTCATCGCCCTTAGACAAGCTATTGCGTTTTTTAGCAAGAATGCTGACTATGGTAGTGACGACGATCGTAAGCTGAACATGATGAAAGGGTTCGCTGATAGTGAGTGTAGGAATAAATTATTTAATTTGAAGGCAGCACACCTGTGTGAGCAGGGAGTTGAATACTCCCACGCGGATTCCTTTTTTTGGAAATTATCGCGGAAAATATTGCACATACTTGGTGACTGTCCTACAATTGACGAATTAAAGCCTACATTTGGTCCGGGTTCCTCAACTACTGTCAAGAAAAAAACTACCGCTCGCTTCAAACTAGAAGCGAGTCCCGTATGTTCACCAGATATGGCCGATTTCATTCGTGAATATGGCCCTGAGCTGTTACCTATGTATTTTAATACTCATAGAATTGAGGATATCAATACATCAGGTCATGGTCAGTTGTCTGGTGTTCCTAAGAACTGGAAAACTTTACGTACCGTAATTACGGAATCTGTTCTAGCTACCTTTTGGCAGAAGCCAATTGGTGGCATAATAAAACAGAGACTACTTCGCTTCGGGATAAATCTATTTGATCAATCTCGTAACCAGTATCTGGCCCTACTCGGGTCGCTTACCGGCGAAGTTTGTACCGTGGACGTAAAGAATGCTTCCAATTCATTATCACTGTTTTTAGTTTATCTTTCTATAGTAGACCCTTATTGGTTTGAATTATTAAGTGTAACGCGCACAGGTACAGTTTTAATCGATGGTTCCGTCCATACCCTGGAGATGTTTTCATTCATGGGTAACGGTTATACTTTCGAATTAGAATCACTGATATTTTATGCGATAGCTGTGATAGCAACTGAAGAAGAGGCAGGTGATCTATCCTTGGTAAGCGTGTTTGGTGACGATATTATAGTCCCTACGTGCGCTTATCCGCGATTAGTACGGTACCTGAATGAATGTAACTTTGAAGTTAATACTGAAAAGTCATTTGCTTCAGGTCCTTTCCGTGAATCGTGTGGAAAAGATTACTTCTTAGGAATAAACATTAGGCCTTTTTATTTGAAAGATCGATGGACATACGCTCGTTTGGTTGGTTTTTTAAACCACTTAGCGCGTATGAAAAAAGAGACTGGGATTTCAATCCTGTCGGATCAGTACATTCAACAACTTGAAGGGATCATACCCGACGAATTACGATTATACGGACCTGATGGTTTTGGTGACGGACATTTAATCCGTTACTATGATCCAGAAACTCTTCCATTGTTTCTTACACCTGTCAGTCGTACAAAGAAACAACGTCTCCGTCATGGTGACAGAGATGGTGTCTCCTTTAATACGTTCGTAAAGATACCTCGTATTTCTAGAGGTCCTTTAGAGAAAGGTGATGCCCTTTTCCCATATTATAGTATTGACCAAAAACCGTTAAAAACGATGATGGGCAGTAATGTGTATAGTGCTGATAACTTTGATCTCCTTACCAAAGGGGATCCATTTGCTATCAGTGGGGGCTACAAAGAAAAAATCCAAAGTGTTTACTTACTTCATGCGGACACGTCATATTGTTTCGTTGAGCCAGTTTACCCGGCTCATTTACTTGCATACTCA